GGTTTCTTTCGATAAAATGTTGCGTTGCAATATTTATCAGGTAAAAAAAGAGAGCGAAAAAAAACCCGCCGAAGCGGGTTAAGATGTTACCTGTAAGCTTACTGTTATTTCGTATCCTTAACATACTTATGGATATTTAAAGCTTTTAATACTTTGAGATCGTCAACAATACCCGCATATGGGTTTGTTTTTTCTTCACTTAAACGATCCATTGCACTAAGTACTTCACGAAGAGCCATTACCATTTGACTGGCGGGTTTTTTCTTACCACTAGTATTACCACTATTTTTAGCCTCTTCAAGGGATTGCATCGCCTTTTTGATATTACTGTAAGTATTATCTACAGAATTTTCAATCAATACTTGGCGTACAGCGATTTGGGTTTTATTTAAGCTATCAGTATTAGAACGAATAAGCTTTTTACTATCATCATCAAGACCTTCAATAATGAATTCGCAAACTGTATCCCTAAAAGCTAAAAGGGATTTATCCTTTTCAAGCTTACCTACAAAATGGTGAGAGCGCTTACCATTACTCCAGAGCATTTCACATAACTCTTGGTTTTTATTGGCGCTCTTTTGCTTGAGACCTGCTAAAGCGCTAATCAAAGCGCCTTCGTCTTTTGATACAGTTAAGACGGGATTAGCGGGTATTGGTTCACCAAGCATAGACTTTACTTGTTGCCCTAATGCTGATATTACTGGCTCACCACTTGATGTTAATGGTGTTAATGCTTTTTTACTTGCTTTCATTTTTAATACTCCATTAGTGATTAAGAAAATAATCTGAATCAATATCTCGATTCATTAATAACAGTATACCATAGTATGTTAACGATTGTCAAGCTTTAATACAATCCAGTAAGCTTACTGGCAACTCTGTACGCTAAGGGTTTACCCTGACCCCACCCCCCAAATTCTAGTTTAGTTACATACGCTAGGTTTGGTTTGCTATTACGCACGAGCATTGTCCAATTTTTAAGAATCGACATAGGAAACACCCCCCGTCATGTTTTTTAAGTACCTAGCTAAAAAAATTTTTATATTGACTTTTTTCGTTTTCCTATATACTTCGCTAGTCATCCCTCATCTAGCATTGGACATAAATGCAACAACTACAAGTTGAGCCTGATTTATTCATACCATTTCCAGAAGACAACCCGACCCTAGCTAACTTTAGAGAACGGGCAGAAGCAGCCTGCAAAACAGCAGATTTGCTAGAGCTTGACGTTAACCCTACAGAAGAAGACCTGCTAGTTGCAGAGACTGTTGCCTATTCTGTGGCACAAGACGAAGACCAAGTAAATAAGAAGCTAACCTCTAAAAAGGCATCCCAGCTAAAGCCTGCTACGTATTACCAAGTAAATGGCATCCTTAAAGAGTTTTCGACAAAGGTTGTTGAAAATGCCACACAAATACGCCTATTAGTAACAAATAAGCTACTACTTGAGTCAGAAAACGAGGACCCAAAGATACGTATCCGTGCCTTGGAATTACTAGGAAAAATCACCGATGTGGGCTTGTTTACTGAGAAGTCTGAGGTTACTATTAACCATAGGTCAAACCAAGAACTGATGGACAGTTTGCGGGCTAAAATCCATAAATTGATGGCGCCCACTGAGGTAGAAGACGTAAAAACCATCAAAGTAAACGGGGAAACCGTTGATTTAGACGCAGAATTAGGCATTGTAGACGAGGAAAAAACCGAGGAAGTTAAAGATGACGGCGACAGCAAACCAGCTTGAAAGCCTCACCGATGAAGAACTTAAGTTCTTATTGGACAATTTGGATAAATTTGATGAGGTAGATGCCGAAGAAACAGAGTTTGTTCTTGATGAGATAGATCGTCGCAAAGAAGCCAAGGCTGCTAGGCTTGATCTAATAGAGTTTTGTAAGAAAATGCAGTCCGATTACAAGGTTGGTAAGCACCACCGCAGGTTGGGTAACCTCCTTATGGAGATTGCTGAAGGTAAAAAGAACCGAATTGTAGTCAATATACCTCCACGGCATGGTAAATCCCAGCTTGTATCTATCTACTTCCCTGCATGGTTTCTTGGCAAATACCCCGATAAGAAGGTTTTAATGGTCTCCCACACGACTGATCTTGCTGTGGACTTTGGTAGGAAAGTGAGGAACTTAATTGATAGCCCCGCATATAAAGAGATTTTTCCAACCGTTACTTTGGCGCAAGATAATAAGTCTGCTGGGCGTTGGAATACTAATGCTGGTGGTGAGTATTTTGCTTGTGGTGTGGGTTCTGCCCTTGCTGGTCGTGGAGCTGATCTATTACTGGTGGACGACCCCCATAACGAGCAGGACATCATCAATGGGAACTTCGATGTATTTGAGAAAGCGTATGAATGGTTCACCTACGGAGCAAGAACACGCTTGATGCCGGGTGGTAGAGTCGCTATAGTACAAACTAGGTGGCATCAGGATGACCTGACAGGTAAGGTTGTTCGGGATATGACCCAGAATGATGAAGCGGATCAGTATGAGCTTGTTGAATTTCCAGCGATCTTTAATGAAGGAACAGATAAAGAAACAGCTTTGTGGCCAGAATGGCTGTCATTGGCCTCTCTGCGTCAAACTAAGGCTTCTATGCCTGTGTTCCAGTGGAACGCTCAGTATCAACAAAACCCAACCGCTGAAGAAGCCTCTGTTGTAAAGCGTGAATGGTGGAATTGGTGGAAAAAAGAAGACCCACCTACCTGTGAATACGTAATTATGAGCCTAGACGCTGCGGCAGAAACCCATAACCGTGCTGACTTTACTGCAATAACAGTTTGGGGTGTATTTTTTAATGAAGAAAACGACTGTCACAACATTATTTTGCTTAATAGCATCAAAAAACGATTAGAATTTCCAGAATTAAAAGATTTAGCGTGGCAAGAATGGCAAGAATGGCAACCCGATGCGTTCATTGTGGAGAAAAAATCGGCAGGAACAGCGTTATATCAAGAATTACGGCGTACAGGCATGCCTGTTACGGAATACACACCCCATAGGGGTAGTGGTGACAAATTAGCTCGGTTAAATAGCGTAGCGGACATTGTAAAAAGTGGATTAGTGTGGGTTCCTGAGACACGCTGGGCTGAAGAAGTAGTAGAAGAGATTGCAGGATTCCCGTTTATGAGTCATGATGACTTGGTAGACTCAACGGTAATGGCGCTAATGCGCTTTAGGCAGGGTGGATTTATAAAATTACCAAATGATGAACCGGATGAAATAAAACTTTTTAAAAGTATCCGGTCCAAAGGATACTATTAAGGATAGATTATGTCGATTGAAAAAAGCCTATACCAAGCCCCTGTCGGATTGGATTCTATTGTTGAAGAAGAACCCATTGAGATTGAGATCGAAGATCCAGAGTCAGTCAAGATTGGGATTGACGGTATGGAGATTGAAATAGAACCTGCCGAACCCTCAGACGAAGATTTTGATGCCAACCTTGCGGAGTATATGAGTGAGGGGGATTTAACAGAGATTGCTGGTGATTTATTAGGTGACTTTGAAGATGATGTGTCTGCCCGTAAGGACTGGATACAGACTTATGTAGATGGTCTTGAGTTGTTGGGTATGAAGATCGAAGAGAGAACAGAACCATGGGAAGGTGCTTGCGGTGTCTATCACCCACTCTTATCTGAAGCCCTTGTTAAGTTCCAAGCTGAAACTATTATGGAGACGTTTCCAGCTGCAGGTCCTGTAAAAACTTTAATTGTTGGTAAAGAAACGCCTGAAAAGAAAGATGCAGCACAACGAGTTCAAGATGACATGAACTATCAGTTGACTGATGTTATGACTGAGTATCGCCCTGAGCATGAACGCATGATTTGGGGATTAGGACTATCAGGCAATGCGTTTAAGAAAGTCTATTTTGATCCTGCACTTGATCGTCAGGTGTCAATGTTTATTCCTGCAGAAGACATCGTTGTTCCTTATGGAGCCTCAAGCTTAGAGCAGTCCCCTCGTGTGACGCACGTGATGCGTAAAACTGAAAATGAAGTGAAACGACTTCAATTTGCAGGCTTTTACAGAGATATAGATCTTCAGGAGCCAAGTGGAGCATTGGACGAAGTTGAGAAGAAGATTGCCGAAAAAATGGGTTTTAGAGCAACTTCAGACGACCGTTACAAGCTTTTAGAGATGCATGTAGATCTTGATTTGCCCGGTTATGAAGACAAAGACAAAGATGGAGAGTTAACAGGCATCGCCCTACCGTATGTTATAACGATTGAAAAAGGGACTCAAGAAGTCTTATCAATCCGCAGAAACTGGAGACCTGAAGATGACACTCATCAAAAAAGGAATCATTTTGTCCATTATGGATATGTGCCGGGCTTTGGCTTTTATTGTTTTGGGCTTATCCACCTTGTCGGTGCTTTTGCTAAGTCTGGTACTAGTCTTATTCGGCAGCTCGTGGATGCTGGAACCCTTGCAAACTTGCCAGGCGGCTTTAAGACCCGTGGCTTGCGAGTCAAAGGTGATGACACCCCGATAAGTCCAGGTGAGTTCAGAGATGTAGACGTACCGTCAGGAGCAATCAAAGACAACTTGATGACCTTGCCATACAAGGAACCAAGCCAAGTTTTATATCAACTGCTTGGGACTATTGTTGAAGAAGGTAGACGTTTTGCATCGGCAGGGGACATGAAAGTATCTGACATGAGCGCTCAAGCTCCTGTAGGCACAACCCTAGCAATTCTTGAAAGAACTTTAAAAGTGATGAGTGCAGTGCAGTCCCGCATTCATTATTCAATGAAACAAGAGTTAAAGCTTCTTAAAGAGATTATTCGTGACTACACGCCTGATGAATACAACTATGAGCCTGAAGAGGGCAGTCGCAAAGCAAAGAAAAGCGACTATGACATGGTTTCGGTCATTCCAGTCTCAGATCCTAATGCAGCGACAATGGCGCAGAAGATCGTACAGTACCAAGCAGTACTCCAGTTGGCTCAAGGTGCGCCACAGATCTACAATCTCCCGCAACTCCACCGACAAATGCTAGATGTGTTGGGAATTCGCAACGCTCAGAAACTTATTCCGTTACAAGAAGATCAGAAACCAAAAGATCCAGTCACAGAGAATATGGACGTATTAATTGGTAAACCACTTAAAGCGTTTATTTACCAAGACCAAGATGCACATTTAATGTCCCACAATAGTTTCTTGCAAGACCCTATGACACAACAAATGATTGCCCAAAATCCAATGGGGCAGCAGATTGTAGCAGGGTTGCAGGCTCATATAGCCGAGCATTTTGGCTTTAAATACCGTCAACAGATTGAGCAGCAGATGGGTGCGCCTATTCCTTACCTTAAAGATGAGGATGAGACAATCCCTGAGGAATACGAAGTTCAGTTGTCTAGATTGGTAGCTCAGGCTTCTGCCCAGTTGTTACAACAGAATCAAGTTCAAGCTGCTCAGGCACAGGCTCAACAACAGATGCAAGATCCGATTATCCAGATGCAGATGCAAGAATTACAGATTAAGCAGCAGGAAGTTCAGCGTAAAGCACAAAAAGATCAAACAGATGCTCAGTTCAAAGCACTGGAATTGGCTTTAGAAGAAGAGAAAATGAAAAACCAAGTAGAGCTTGAGGGTAACAAACTTGGAGCTAAGATTGCTAAAGAGAGGGATGAGCTAGATCGTAAAGATCAAATAGAAGGTACTAAGATAGGTATTGATATGGCAAACAAAAAAGACAAAGTTGATGTCCAAAAAGGTCAAATAGCTGCACAGTTAATAGCTGCTCAAATGAATTCAGCTAAACAGAAAAAGGATAGCAAATGACAGGATTAGAACTTTTAGTTAAACAATTAGACGAAAAGATAGAGCAATTAAAAGAATCGGTAGTTGTAGGTAATTTAGATCACGTTCAGTATCAAAAACTTTGTGGGGAGATTAGAGGTCTGCTTACCGCAAGGGGTTACGTATTAGACCTCAAAGACAAACTGGAGAATACGGATGAGTGAAACGCTAGACTTAAATAAGGCGGTGGATTTGGCGCAGCTGCTTGATAAGTCAAATGAAGAAAAAGCAACACAACTACCTAAACCTTCTGGATACCGCATTTTATGTGCTATTCCTGAAGTGGAAAAGGAACATGATGGTGGGATTCTAAAAGCAGACGAGACCCTACGATATGACGAACTTTTGACAACGGTGTTGTTTGTAGTAGATATAGGTCCAGATTGCTACAAGGATCCAGTACGGTTCCCAACGGGGGCTTGGTGTGAAAAGGGTGATTTTGTCCTTGTTAGACCAAATGCTGGTACTCGATTAGTAATTCATGGGCGGGAGTTTCGCATCATTAATGATGATTCCGTAGAAGGTGTAGTTGACGATCCACGTGGTATTAAACGTAAATAAGGAGCTGACGATATGGAAAACTATAAATTTCCTGATGAAGTAGATAACGTAAAAGACGAAGGTAAACCCACAGAAGAAGTAGAATCTAAGGGTAAACCCGTAGAAGAAGACGATAAAGTTGAGATTGAGATTGAAGATGACACCCCTGAAGAAGATAGAGGGCGTAGAGCTTCAAAACCAGGTTTTATTGATAAAGTTGAAAAGGACGAATTAGACCTATATTCCGATGAAGCAAGAAGCAAAATTGATGCTTTTAGGAAGTTTTACCATGATGAACGCAGACGTGCAGACGCTGCCGAACGTGAACGCCAAGAAGCTCTTAATGTCACCAAAAAGCTCTACGAAGAGGTAAAACAGCTAAAAGGTAGGGTTAATTCTAGTGACGAAGCGGCAATTACCTCGTTTAAAACGAGTGCTGAACATGAACTAGAAATGGCTAAAAAGGAATATAGAGAAGCTTATGACGCTGGAGATTCCGAAAAATTAGTCGAAGCACAGGATAAATTGACCTCTGCCAAGATGAAAATTGAGAAAGCCTCTAACTACGCTGAAAATATAAATCAACGAAAGGCTTTACAAGAGCAAGAAAATGAAGTAAAAATACCTCAACAGACGGAAGCAGCCCCTGTCCGTGACCAAAAAGCTTCGGCTTGGCAAGAGCGTAACTCTTGGTTTGGTCAAGATGACGAGATGACAAGCCTAGCCTTAGGGTTACACGAGAAGCTTGTTAAAGAAAACGGTATGGCGTATGCTACGACTAACGAGTACTACAAGCGCATAGATGAAACTATGCGTAGGCGTTTTCCTGAAAACTTTCAGGATGAAAAAGTTGACGATGATAGGAACACGGTTCGGTCTAATAAGCCGAGTACAGTAGTTGCATCTGCGAGTAGGAGTACTTCTTCTAAAAAGATAAAACTGAATACGTCACAATTATCTATAGCAAAGAAGTTAGGACTAACACCAGAGCAATACGCCCGTGAACTTATGAAAATGGAGGCTTAATATGGCTAACAACAGAATTACTCGTGAAGCAGATACTCGTGCAACAAGCGAACGTCCTAAGCAGTGGGCGCCAGCAGAATTGCTCCCTGAGCCTGACAAACAGGCTGGGTATTCGTATAGATGGATTCGTACTTCAACGCTGAATCAGGCGGATCCCCGCAATCTCTCTGGGAAACTAAGAGAAGGCTGGGAACCTGTAGCAATTGAAGAACAACCCAAGTTTCAACTGCTAGTTGATCCCAATAGTCGCTTTAAGGACAATATTGAGATTGGCGGGTTATTGCTTTGCAAGACTCCAGAAGAGTTTGTTGCCCAACGTAATTCACATTACCAAAAGCAAGCAGAAAATCAGATGGAAGCTGTAGACAGTAGCCTTATGCGCCAAAGTGACCCAAGGATGCCACTCTTTAAAGAGAGCAAGTCCACGACAACCTTTGGTAAAGGTTAATTTAATTTAGGAGATTCAAATGGCTTATCCAACCGTTTCAAATCCCTATGGCTTTAAACCAATTAATCGTTTAGATGGCTTACCATACGCAGGTGCAACACGTCAGTACCCTGTTACTTCTGGTCAAGCAATTTACAACGGTCAACCAGTGGTTTTGGCTATAGGCGGTACAGTATCAGGCGATTCAGATTTAACACAAGGAAATATTCTTGGTGTTGCAGTCGGTGTTCAATACACTAACTCATCTGGTCAAACAGTTCAGGCTCAATATGCACCAGCATCTGGCGTAACTAACGTTATTGCTTATGTTGTTGATGATCCTTTTGCTGTGTTCAAAGTTGCTATTACAGGTAACAACTCAACCT